AGATAGACCCGCGGCCGAGATTCAGGGTTAGTCCGTTGATTTTTGCTCGCTCTACCATGAACTTGTCATCAAAGCCATACGTATTGTAGCCGCAGATGATATCAGGCTCCTCCTCCTTGACAAACTGCTCAAATGCCTCAATCATCTCCGCCTCCGTCTCATATCCTTCAAATGTGACAGTAGGATCATCTGACGGAGATACGCTACCCCACACAAACACCTTGCGCCGATACGTCTTCATCATATCATTAGACCACCGCAGCGTGATCCCGATCTGGATAACGGGGTCGCCGATATCTCCACCCACCAGCTTTTCAAGATCCCTTGCAACTGCATCCCAGTTGTCATTCTCAATATGATGAGCATTCTTCGTGAGGAACGGAGTGAGCTTCACCTCGCGATGCAGACCTTCCAGAGCCAGTCGCCGCTGAAAGATTGTGGTCATCGACTCATCCTCTGGCGCCGTCTCCAAATCCTTCTGGATCTTCTTGGTTACATACTCCCACGACTTGCGGGGCATCGGAAACTGACCGCTCCGCGAGGTACACTCAATATCGTATGCAGCGACCAACAGAGGCACCTCCTTTCCGACAGAGCTCTTGATATTGACTGCCTCGACATACCACCCATTGATGTCATCGGACTTGATCTTGCCTGATGACACAAAACTCACCGGAGATGCAGGAGAAATCTCGCGGTCGTGATAGAACCGGAGTAGAGGAGGAAGATTCGCTTCATACACCTTGAACTCGGATGCCTTGGCAACCTTCGACAGCTCAACGAACTGCTTTTTGGACCCAACCTCTACCTTCAGGACCCGAGATGTCTTGTAGAAGTTGAACCCGCCAAACACATCATGCTTATTCTGGGATGTCAGAGTAGCGCCTACCAGAATCTTGCGAGCTTCAGGGTGGTCGTCAATGTAGAAATACGGCTTGTACCCCCGAATCTGGAGCATAGCGGTCTCGCCCTCACTGGTCTTTCCATAGACGTCAATGACATACTTTCCGTACTGGTCGTGCTCAATCCAATCACAAGGACAAAGAACGGACATTCTACTAATACTCCAGAGTAGCGAACTCATAAATGTTTATCCGTTTTAGTAATAATGACTGACCAGGAGCCTCAGACCAACAACCCGCTATCGTGGTTTTATGCCCCGACGCGCCCGAAAAATGATGTAACACAGATGGGATACGATATTCGCGACAACAAGCAGCAGCAGGACTACTACCTATCCACTGCTCGCCCACAGCCCAGTCCCTGCCAGGACTTTGACTCCAAGGCCGACTGGGCGTCTCAGTTTGTCACCATGAACTACACTGGCAATTTTGGCAATACCGCTGCTGGCGGATGCGACATTGACCTGTATTCTCGTCTCGCCCTGGGAGATGCGGGCACCCAGCGTGCCAAGGGACACCAGCAAACGTTTGCTCGTCCGTGGGCTACTACGCCTTACATGGCTGGTGGTCCGTCGGCAGGAGAGAAGGATACAGAGAGCCAGCTGATCCAGAGCGTCCCGGTGCGCACGCGCAAGGAGTGCTCTACCGTGTCGGACAAGTTCTTTGCCAATCAGTTTGATCCCCTACTCAACAGCGTCAAGACAGACATCCAGGAGGCTGGAAACTTCGTCCAGAGCTGGTCGCGCGGCGGAGATCCTACGCGTCTGCTACGCCAGAAAGCAGTATCGCAATAAATCAATATGAAAATTGTGTTCTTCGCTAATTTTATGCCCGACCCATGCGGCGCATTCTTTCATGATATTGCGATTGCAAAACTACTGCAGGCTCGCGGTCACACTGTAAGCTTTGTAACTACAAAGCGGGGGATGTACGCTATCCGCGGAGAGTATCGCGGACTTCCATGGGTATTTTACACCAATGCGGAACATGAGATGAGTGGGGCTCACGTTTGGTCTACAGCTCACTTTCCTACGCTGAACATTGTCCGTCGCTTGAATGGAAGGTTTCATAAGCCCATAGTTGTCACGATGCATTTTGGCGAGAACATAAATGAACTCCCTTATAAACCCGATTGGGCCGAGTTCCTCTGGGTTATCAGCAATCACATTACGAATAATGTTCGCTCTCGCATTGGAGAGCACCATTTCAAGACGCTGGAGCCGATTCGACCAATCATGATTGAGAACGAGGTAAAGTTCCAGGAGAGGGGTACGCCTCCTCCTGGAAAATACGTAACGCTGATCAATGCAAATATTCTTAAGGGACTGCCACTTTTTATTGAGCTCGCGACCCGGATGCCGAAGATTAAGTTTATGGGTGTTCGCCCCTATTACAACAAGATTGTAGTCCCCGAGAATATACCTAACATTAAGTGGATAGATGCTCAGGACGATATCAGGGATATTATGAGGGAGACGCGCATTCTTCTGGTTACCTCACTCTATGAAAGCTGGGGAAGGGTTGCGTTTGAAGCAATGTACAACGGGATCCCAGTCTTACATACCAAGCCAATGGATGGAACAGATGTAGCAAATACACGTGAATCTGGAAGTACCGAAGGAATGTGTGAATGGATCGCCGGTTCGCAGTTGATGCTCGATTACAATAAACTTCAGGAGTGGATATCAGCAGTCAAAACTCTTTCGGAAAACCCCGAGGAGTACGCGAAGTACTCAAAACAGGCATACGATACAGCGTACGGACTGAACATTTTTAATGATATCAACGATGTCGAACAGAAGATGTTTGATTACGGAACACGGTTTGCTCCCGCTCCCACTACAGGGAACAAAGCCGTTGCACAGCTGGCTACGCCGTCTCTTCAGTTACGTCCGCCAGCTGCGGGTGGTGGCTTGCCGCTGCGCGGAGGTCGTTTTTCGCTGAGAAGGTAAGTAGATCAGCAAGCTTCCGAGCCTTCATCAGCTTCTCGCGCACTTCGGGGGTCAGACCATCATCTACCTTCGGCACGGCAGGAATGTACTTCTGTCCGCTCACCTCCGGTACAGACGTCAAGCTAATGATCGCCTCCAAAACGTTTCCACCCGATGATTCCAGAGCCTTCTCGGCTGTGGCCTGATCGGTTCCAGTATTGTTGATAATCTCCATAACCTCCTTGCTGCTCATTTTTTATGTTCTATACACAAAGCACGAAAATGAAATTCATAGATAATCTGTGCCCCCCTGCACTTCTCTATGCGTTGTTCTTGGCTATCCAACTTGGCTTTGATGTTGCCGACTTCGCGTGGTTCACGGTTGTTACCAAGGTGATATTTGGAGGTGCAACGATCTTTATCCTTGACTTGCTGTGCCGCCTCAACCTAGGTGTTGTATCCTGGTTTCTCATCGCCACGCCCTTCCTGATCACAGCCCTGGCGACATCGATTGCCATGGGACTTCAGATTGATGAGGAGCTCAAGACGGTTGTTCGCGAGATGACGACGCACCGCGGCAAGACGGTGCATGACGACAGGGATTCGCGCACGTGGTCAAAGCTCTCTCAGTGAGCGTTTAAGGATAACGTGTTCTACAATACAAAATGGAAGAGTTCCAGACGACAATCGCCAACACACTTATCCGCGCATGGCACTCCGTGTATGCGGTGTATCTAGGAAGCTGCCGTCGCATGACAACGACGTATGCGACAGAGGTATGGGAGCTCCATGATTTTGAGGAGGAACGGTCAGAGTATGCAGATACGCGCGAAGAGCTCCCGGAGGTGTATGCCAATAAGGTTCTTCTCCACCACACCCGCCGGGAGACGCCCGACTTTACCGATCATCGTGTTGCTGTGCATTGGAGCCTAGTTCCTCGCGAAACGTATCGAATCCGCGACCTATATGAGTCACCGATCCCCCCGTGGTATTATATTGGGTATACTACAGAGGAGGGTACTAAGGTAGATTGTACTGCTCTCCTCTCTCCATTCGTCGTCGAAGGGAATAAAATTACACGCGCCCTTCTCGATATTATTGTTGAGAATGGTAAGGGATTGCGCTGGTCCTATCTGGACAAGACGTTTAATCAGGTAGATTTTCCTTCAAATGGTATTATAATCTCTGACGCCCCTCATGGAGATGATCAAAACACTCACAGCACATCCGAATCACGGGAAGGTGGTGTGGAGATACAATGAACTTCGCACTCAGTTTTCGGATCCCAGTTTTCTATCTCGCGCCCTACGTTTTTCGGGAATGTTTGTACAGCCGCTCAGCCATTTAATTTCGTGGGTCGTATTTCTATGTTTTCCGGACATCTACGCATCGTACGGAGGAACATATGACTACAGCACCCTTCAGATGATTTTCTATGTGGTATCATCCCTGCAGGTCTTTTATTCATGTATCCTGCGCTGGAGCGAGACTATAGAATACTATACTCTCGGCACAACACTTATGGTATGGAAGATTCTCACTCTCGGACTTCGCGTACCCCCACTAGAGATCCGCTCAAATTCGCCTCAAGATCACATGTTCCAGTACTCCGCTGGAGCTCTACTTCTTCAGAACCTCGCTAATGTTTCCACCAAACATCCCCTGGAATGACTTCACCAGTTCAGCGCCCTGCTGAACCTGCGGTCCCAGGCTTGACAACGTCTCAACGAGCTGCTTTTGGGTCTCCATCAGCTCTTTGGTATCATCGCGCATCTGTAGAACCTGCTGGGGGTTCAGCTTCTGGAAAGCGTGCAGAATTGTGGTTCCTGCATCCAGATGGGCATTCAGGTTATTGTCTGAAATCTGCTCGGTCTTTGACTTTGAATGCGGCTCTGGCTCCTTCTCGTCCGTATCCTTCTCCTTCCCCTCCTTCTCGCCCTTTGAGGGATTCTCATAGCGCTCCTTGAGGGTCTGGCCTGAAACGAGAATCACAGCGACGACAGTGGCTACACTGATAGTCACCGCCGCTGTCAGAGACATCTTGACACCATAGCCAATCACTGCTGTAATCACCACTAGCCACACAGCAATATATCCAAGCTTGCGCTGAACAAGGAAAGCGACAGCTACCATGAGAATAAGGACTGCAATGGCTGTATCTAGTGTGTACTTCATTGATTATACACTAGAATTTAAACATTGGTCGTATTCGGTGCTACGGGCACCGCATTTGCCAGACCCGCCGATCCCGTGCCATTGAACGTGTATCCCGCCCGCGGCTGCTGGAGAGCCAGGACATTACCTCCACGATGCCCGCGCGTATGACGTCCGCCCTTCTTCGCAAAGCGCTTAGCCGCATACGCCGTACCGAGTGCAAAGATCGCGTCATCAACAGCACCCACGCCTCCGCGACGAGAGCGGCGCCCTCCCTTCTTCGCAAAGCGGTGGGCAGCATATCCGGTGCTGGCAGCCAGGAGGGCATCATCCACCATACCTACACCGCCACGGCGAGCACGACGACGACCACCCGCTAGCGTATTGTTACCTCCGCGGTTCGCCATCACACCGCAGTCCTTAGACGTATCCGAGTTCCACATGGCGTTTCCCGCATTGGAACCGCTCGCGCTTCCCAGAATAGAACCACCAAATCCATAACCACCTCCACGACGCGCTGCTTTCTTAGTGCGAGCCATTTGTATTTGGATGAGATTCTATTACAGGTGTCCAAGTTCCATCGGGGTTCTTCTGGCATTCGAGGACGAACTTCCTACCCAATGAACGAAGAGCTTTTGAGAGTGCCAGAGTTTTGACGCGAAGGTACCCACCTGCCGATACTGAATACACGTCAGGAACGTCGGTAGCACTAATTTCGTAGCGATTTGTATCCGTAACCGGAGTTGGCACTGGAGTAGATACTGCGTCAGAGTAAATACCCTTTTCGCCAGGCAAATCCGTATAGTACTCGTATCCTCGGGCTGATGCAGCTGTATCGCGAAGAGCTACCCGACGACTTTCAAAGGCTTGGCAGGGAGTATAGACCACTGGGATCGCATTCTGGAGAAACGTTGCCCGGTCAGCAAAGTTCATCTTTTCAAATAGACGTGTTCCGTTCCACAGCCACACATCAGCAATAAAGAGGTGAGTAGCCGTATATTCTACGCGTAAAATCGTATCTTCGTAGCACCGCTCATCCCACACAAGACGCAGGATTTGCGGCTGGGCATCCTCCCTCCGAGGAATCCAAAGCGAGACCGGTTTTGACTGCTCGTCACGAGTCAGACACAACCAACCTGGAGTACCAACACCCTGCGGAACCTTCACTGCAAACTCAGAGGGAACCTTTCCCTGACGAGTCATCCTGATCGCCGGATCCCATTTGTACAATGTTCGTAGTCGGTTCATGGTATAATGTATATAGACACACTCTGTCAAAACCACTCACTTGCTCTGGCGCGTCTCAATCGGCGGCGGGAGTTCCATGCGGGGTGCGGGGTTCGACGGCTGGGGGATTGGCGGCTGTTCATATGTCGGTACCTGAACCGATGGCGGCGGGGGAGCGACGGGCGGAGGTGCAGGGGGAGGAGGGACAAACTGCTGCTGAGGCGGCGGGGCGGGGCGTTCTACATACACGACACGGGGCTTCGGGGGCTGAATGAGACGAGAGACCCAGAACACACCCACGTGCAGACAGACAATCACCGCAATAGTGGCAAAGGCGAGATAGACAATATCGGTCAGTTCCATTGTTAGCTTGAACGATTTGGAAACTCTGTCGCATTACGCGGCTACGATAAACAGATCATCATTCTCGGACCACATGTTCTTGTTATAAACCTTGACTCGCACCGTCTCCTGATTATGAACAGCCGATAGATGATGGGGGTAAGGATGAGATACACGTTCAAGACAACCTCCTTCGCGAGGAAGGTACGACCAGCACTTCTTTTCCTGAGTATCAAGAACGTAGGAACCCGACCAAACGAAGGTGGATGTGTAATCCTTCTTCGGCTGGGGGAGGGCGTAGGGATACTTAGCCAGTGAGATGAGGCGATACATTATATACTCAGACAGCCAACACTTAAACGTACATCAGACCTAGAGTCACCGCGAAAAACACGGCAGCATGGAGCATGAGACCGAATCCCGTAGGCGAGCCACCCTCTGCGACACGCATAGAGCTATACGGACCAACGACACTCATAATGAGGGAGTCCACAACCGAGAACGTAATG